GATAACATATTCTCCCCCCGCTTCTCCAACAAGCGCATCAGTTGGATTAGAAGCATATAAACCTTCAGCGGCTCTTTCTTGATTACTACTTTGATTCCTTTGATTCCTTTGAGATCTTCTTTTTCTAAACAAAGCCGCTAATACCTTCGCTGCTCTCTTTGCTGCGTTCCAAATTGCATTAATTGGACCTAAAACACGTTGTACATTGAATTTAACCCAATTAACCCACAGCTTAAAAGGTGCAATTAAAAATTCGCCTAATTTCATAAAACCAGCAGCAATGTTTTTTCTAAATTTGAAAAGAACAACACCTAAAGCAATAGCCGCCGCACTAATAGCCGCAATACCTATAGGAACAGCCAACAAAGGCGCTGATAAAACACCTAAAACAGTCACTATTCCACCAAATGCAGCACTTAACACACCTAAAGCAGGCGCAATAATTACAATGCCTGCCCCTAATGCTGTGATCCCTGCAATTATTGTTTGTACGGGGCCGGGCAATTTATTAAACCAAGTAAGAACCTTGTTCAGAGTTTCAATTAGTGGCGTGAACGCTGGTAATAATTTTGTCCCGATAGTTGTCGAAAGGTTTTCCATCGCCTTTCTATAAAGTTTAAAAGCGTCAGGTTTTGGGGCCTCCGCGTTTCTCAACTTAGCCATTGCTTCAATTATTTTGTCAGTTGTCAACATGCCATCAGAACTTAATTGTTTTAGTTCCCCTACTGTTACTCCCATTGTTTCAGCGATTGCTTGACCCACCGCTGGCAACCTTTCCATAACGCTTCTAAATTCATCACCTTGCAAAACTCCAGATCCGAGAGCTTGACTTAGTTGCAACATGACACCTTCAGTATCAGCAGCCGATAAGTTATACCTAAGAGCAGCGTTATTAATACCAAGATAAACATCTTTTATTTGTTCTAAATTAATCCCCATTGGCCTTAATCTTGCAAACAAATCTGAAACGCCTTTTGATGCTCTTTGCTGACTTAAACCAAAACGATCAGCCGCAACATCTACAAAATCCAATACCTTCTGATGTTCGTTAAATTCTGAAGTTAAAACTTTTAAAGTCTTAGACGTTCTTTGCATATCAATACCAGCCTTTAAAAAACCGCTAACCGCTGCCGTGGCTCCTAAAGAACCAAGAACACCCATTAAACTATTACCTGCCGTTTTTAACTTGCTAAAAGCCGCCGCCGCCTTATTCGTTTGACTGCTAACTCCTTTTAATGATTTCTGTAAACCATCTATCTTCTGTTTTCCCTTTACTTGACCGTCTATTATATAGGTCGTTTTCATATCCATCTTTTATTTCTCGCTACGTTTGGATAGTATCTCTATTACTTTAGCTTCAATTATTTGTAAATCAGAAAGCATTTCAATTGGTTTTTTTACTTCAAATAATTCAAATACCCATTTCACAGCAAGATAATCAAGACCAATCAAAGCACCTGAATCTACCCTCCATTGTGATTGAACAAATAAAAAGATTTCTACCGCTTGCCAAGCTTCTGGGATTACTTCAAATATGTCTTCTTTAGGTTCGGGCATACCTTGAACACCTAGCGCGACTGCATCGTTAAAAGATTCATCAATAACTTTTTCTCCAGCCCAATAAGCCGCCGCGCCTTCTAATTTTTTAGTTTCTGATCAGATAACGCCTCAAAATAAACTTCCACTAAACGACTTGCAAGCATTGGGATTTCTAGAAGTTGCTTCTTAGTTGCTTTTGTAAATGGAACATTCTTATCACCGTCTGTGATTCCATCCCAACCAACTAAAATTTCATCAGCAATAGAAACGTCACTTAATTCACTTGTAGGGTCTAAACCCTCATCTATTTCTTTTTGACGGCGTGGCGCTTCTTCTCTGATCTGATTAATTCTTGATTGTGATAGTTGCTTAAATTCAGCATCAAATGAATGTTCCTCCTGAATACCACCATCACCGGGCATAGAAAAACTTACAGGCCACTTAAATGACGTACCTTTCTTTAATACGAACATAGATTAATTTTTAATACGTCTTAAGAGTAGACCCTTTTAACTTTAAAATCTAGAAGAATTTAATCGAAAGCTCATCGTTGCCACTACTAGGAACAGCAACAAAAGGAAGCTCTAGCATTTCGACATTATCAGATGAAGTATAAGACGGTGCGCCAATATCAGAAGTAGGACAACTTACTTCAATCTTATTACCGCTGGTAGTTCCATGAATCCATTTGTTAGTGCCTGTAGAAGTCCCCACGGCATCAGCAAAGAAATTGTGACCTGAACCACCCATTGCAACCGCTTCTATTGTCATGCTTCCCGCTGGCTTTCTGTCAACAATATCTATACTTTTTGTGCCCCCAACAAGCTCTCTATAGATAACTTCATTCCCCATTTCAAACGACCAATTCTGCAAGGCTCCAGCATATCCGTAAAACTGAAAGCTAGAAGTATTACCATTTTTAAATAACAGCGGATCAGCTTGTTTTTGATAAGTACAAGTAGGGGTAGATACGTCCGCAGGATTGTTATACTTCCCAGTCATTTCAAAGGATATAGTGGGTATTTCATTAAGTTCACAATTAATACTAAATGTTCCTCTACAACCTGTTAACGCATGATTTACACCGTCTACGTTTACATATATTGTGCATGATTTCATCGAGCTAGGATCACTTATAGGAGCATAAGTATCACTTGTTGAACCTACATTAGTAACGCCCATTGCACACGCTTCTAAAGCTGGCCCATATTGCGGAGCTGTTCCAGCCGTACCGCTTGCGGATAACTCAACTGTAAATGAAACTAGTGCCCTTTGATTAGCTAATAACTGTTCAAAGTTTCCTAAGTGAGCCTTTATCAATTCTCTCTCTACAACATCACTTTCTAAAGGCGTGATCTCTAGCTCTCTAACTTGAATAGCGTTAGCGGCTCCCGTTGGCGATGCATCCGACCCAATCGAGGCTTCTTGCTTGAGCAAGATTGTCTTTTTCCTAGTTAAGAGTGGCACGGCTTAAATTAACTGATCATATGTCTACATATTAGATGCCTTTTACTATGGAAACGCTTCTACTGATCAATTCGGTCTATTTCGGTTCGATAACGAATGTTAAAAGTAGTACTAACAAAAGCAGTGGGTTGATCTGCATCGATCATTTCAAAATCTGTTGATTGGCATTGAACATCGATTGCATTTCCATTAACTGTCAGATCTTCCATCATTTTTGCGTACATGCTTTGCACTGAACTATCAGCCGCCGTATCTGCTGTTGTACTTGAATTACCAATAGCTAAAACGCTTACACGCACTTGAAGAGTCCAATCACAAAAAGGGGTGGAAACATTGACATCACAACTATCTGAAACAGGTTCAATAATTAATGAATTTCCAGACCTGTTATTTAGTGCCGTTACCCTTGAGCGATAGATACGAGAACCGCAATCAGTCGTCCCTGAAAGTTGAGTAAGTAACCTTGCAAGAATTGTTTCTCTCTTAGTTGTCATGTCTTAGAAATTGAAATTGTAGACACTAAACCATCAACATCTTTAGAAATCTCTCTTACCTCGTAAGCAGTCGAATCAATTGTGATCGTTGCGCCGGTTGCTAAATTTCCAAAATCTGAACTTTTGCAAATAAAATTATAATCAACAAAAAGTACTTGACCGCCTATTTCAATTGTCGTTGGTTCCGAAAGAATCCCCTTTCCTTCTGTGCCTCCGCTTGTCGCGGTCACTGCCATATCAGAAAAAAAACCATCTAAGTCATCACTTAGCGCCATCTTCTAGATCCTTTGATTTCTTTGCTTTTGGAGCTGCCTTTACTTTTGGTGGAGTTGGTGGACATGCAGGCGCTTCGCTAGCTTCTACAGCCTTACCCATATTGATTAGGGTTACTGCGTCCTTATCGCTTAAGTCGTGAGTTTCACCCGCTTCTAGGTGAACGCCGCCGACTGCGGTTGATCGTGTAATTAATACATCCATAAGAAAAAAAAGGGGGCAATAAAGCCCCCGCGATTTATTAAGTAGTTACGTCTAAGCAGGCAGCAAATGCAGCAGCTTGCCTTACAGCAACGTCAATTGTTGTTATCGCACGAACTGAAGTCAATGCCTTGCTGAAATCATCGCTATCAGTGCCTATTTCGATTTCCAAACCGTTACCCCATACACCAAGAGCAACTTGTGACCAGTCGCCAAGAATAACAGCAGAACAAACACCTGAGCTAGAACCTTTAGTTAGGTTGCTAGGTACATTTGTTGATACTCCTACTGGATAGCCGTTTACTACTCCGGGTGTGCCTCCGCGACCTATGCCACTTGGGTCAACATTCCAAAGGAAAGCACCGTCACCAGCCGCAGAACCACCGGCTCTTAGTTTCTTCAATTCAGAAAGAACTTTAGGGTTAGTTGCGTATGCCATAGAAGCACCGCCAGCGTTATCAACTAAGATTTCCTCTTCTAGGTTGATCAAAGTTTCGAGAGTGATAGCACCTCCATTCGTGCCAATCGCAACACTGCCGATGCCAGCGGTTCCTGTTATGCCGGTCGGTTGGCCGGATGAGCCAGACCCCGCGATCACAGCAGCATCAATTCCAACATTGATTGTGTCGGTTAGATCACGACGTACAAGCTCTTCGATTCCGGGTGTTGCCTGTAGAAGTGTTTGTCTAGAGAACTTAGAAAGTGCGGCAAAATTTTTCGGCTGCAATGTCACTTGTGTAAAAGTGGACTCCGATTGTGTAATCGCCGTTGTTTCGCTCGCGAGCCAATAACCGGTGGAAACCGCGTTTCTCGCTGGAATCGCGACATCACCAACAAGGCCGGGAAGTGTCCGAATCCCCAAGGAGCCAGTGATAGTCGACGCTCTGAGCGCTTCTATAAAATCATCAGCTAAAAGGTCAGTTGCTACAAGGTTGCCTCCAGTTGTTGCACCGGAAGTAACGTATGTTGCCCTTTTTGTTAAAGCAGAATAAGGAATCAAGAAACTACGGTCAGCAGATCTCTTTACACCTGAACGCTCAACTTCCTGTGAAAGCTCACGAACTAAACCAGCTTCACGAGATGACCAATCACCTGTAAGAACAGCTTTAATACCAGCGGCTATGCTATAGCGCTCTTCTGTCTTAGCGTCCATTTCCACAGGGGAAACAGTTTCAACAGGCTTTGCTTGAATCTTTTCTAATGCAAGCTTTCTAGCTTCTTCAATACTTGTACCTTTTCCAATCAGAGTTTCTTTTAACTCTTCGCCTAATCCATGAGCATTACATAGACCAGAAATTTCTCTAATACGGTTGCGCTCTTCAGAAGCCGCCTTTTTGGAAGCTTCCTCACGCACCACGCTTAAATCGGGTGTGGATGTCATCTGAGTTTTAGAATCAGGTTTACTAGTTTGTGGCGCGTCAGAAGACGCAACGGCGTTATCACGCTGTTCTTCTAACATATTAGATGCCTCTTTTTGCGAAGGCATAGTAACTTCTGATTTCTGTTCTTTTGCCCTGCCAATTCCAGATTGAGCATAGTCAGCCGGAATCGTTACGATGCTAACTTCCGCTGGCTGGAAACCAACTACTCGATAGTAGTTCTTGTTAGGTTCATCTTTCCTTTCTTCTTCCTGTGTCTTAGTCACGCTATAGCCCACACTTACGTTTTTCAATATCCCATCATTAATTAGGTTTAATATTTCTTCGCCTCGTTCATGCTTGCCTAATCGAACAGTGACATATCCTCTCTTATCTTTTACCCACGACTTTTCTACTACTCCCAAAATATCTTCTGAATTGTGATTGTATAACAAAGGAGCCGACGCCCTAAGCCTACTTTGATCAACAGACTCCTCTGTAAAATCCAACACTTCATATCCTAGATAGCCCCTATTTACTGGCTCTTCAGATCCATAGGGAAAAGTAAGAGTCCTTTTATCTTTATCAATTTGAAAATCAACGGGTTCTGATCGGTGTTGAATCTGAGCCTCTAAATCACGTTGTTTCTTCTTTGTCATCGGATTGATTGTTACTATTTCCGCTTATCTTACTGTCTTTTTGATACGTAGACATATCAGTATCAAATACGAGGTTCAATTGGGCGGCGGCGTCCATCTCTGCTTTTCTCGCTGGAAGTAGCTCCTCTAAATCTCCCCCTTGACTTGAAATCACGTCGGCCATCGTTTTAAAGCCTGCGCGAACTGCCTCTTTATTTGCGGCAATTTCTTTTTGAGGGTCGATCCAATCCCATCCGCGAGGAATCCAACGCACCTTTCTATATCGCTCCGGTTCTGTGTCGTATGACGGTAAAACCAAAGCCCCGCTTAAGGTTGCCATTTCTAACCATGCGTCAAATACCCGACTATGGAAATTTTCGATTAAGTAGGTTTGAAGTGAACGGTAATGATTGCGATCTTCTAAAAGAGATAAACGGGAAGAACTGTAATTAGTTTTGCTGAAATCCTTAGAAACTGATTCATAGGAAATACCACACCCTGACGCAACACTTCTAAGCATTGCACTCATAAATTCAGGAAACTCGCTATTAGGTGAATCAAAGTCAGGTACAGAAATTTGCTCCCCCGGCTGAAGATATTTGAAGACGCCCGGCTGAAATTCTGTGACCCGATCACCATCAAACACCTCTCCCCCTTGATCTAGCTCTCCCTCTGGTGAACTTATAAATCCTTGGAGACAACTGGCCGCACGAGCTCGAATAACCGCACTTTCCTGATAGCCGTTCAAGTGATGCAAGGCCAAAATTGACGAACTTAACCACGGTTCCCCTCTTGACTGGCTGGGCCTATTGCTAACAAAGATATGACATATTTCACTAGCTGGTACGAGCATGTGTTCCCGTTGACCTACAGGAGTACCAAAGGGGGTATCTCCGGGGTGTTTCTTTAAGAAGGCGTAATTTTGTGCTCTACCAAAAGAGTCCTGTTCTATTCCCATTCGCCAAGTGTTCTTTTTCTTAGAACTGCGGCCCGTATATTCACTATCTAATTGATCGGCTTCCAACAATTCCAACCCAAAAGGAATCTTTGATCTTCCGAAAGGTTTTCTAACAAATCGTACAAAAATTTCACCATCAGTAACCAACGAACGAACAATAACTTTTTCAATATCGGTAAAGCATAAACGCCCTGCCGTGTGGCAAGAATCGTACCTTTTCCAATTGCTCCAAGCTTGCTCAATTTGATTGTTAATTTTTGTATCTAGGCGTTTACCCCGTTGTTGTCTCACTTGCGCTTGCAGTTTTATTCCATGCGCTCCAATCGTGTTACTTTCAATCGCTCTTACCGCCTGACGAGCAAAAGGACTATTCCTAACTAAATCCCTTGACTTATATCGAAGTGGAGCAATCGCACCTTTTAAAGCAGCGTCAGCCGAAGAATTACTGACAGACCAATTAGAAGTAAGACGGCTAGAAGTTGCAGCATCGTAACCTCGCCTTCTTCTAGGTAACACCGATGGATTTGGTGGCTCTGATGTGAACAATCCTTTCCAAGCATTTACGATACCCATGATTTAAAACCTGACAAAAAGTGAATGAGGATTACCAAGACCATTAGCGATCATGTTGGCTTTGCGTTCTCTGACGACTTCGGCTTTTAGTTGACTTTCTCTTGCTCTTAATTCTGGAAGATCTAATCGTTTGAAGGTACGTCCACCAATTGAATATTCTTTTGCCTTATCACTAATGATTGAACGAATCGCAGCGGTTACGTTATCGAGGTCAATCTGAGCCTGTGACCGATAATCGAAAGCGCCGGGCGTTCCGGTATATGTCATCTGGGCCTTAACTTCAACCTGACCCTCGTAAAGGGTTACTTCATCACCTGATTTAACAGCGCGAATTTGATAACCCCATATTCCGGCATCCATTGTTGATGTTGAACTTGCAGGTATAACAAACTCCCAACCATCGGTATAATCCGTTCCAACAATTGCTTTTGCTTCCCCAGAAGCGTTAAACCTTAAATACGCCGTACATGTGTAATCGGCATTAGTAACGCTTTCATTAAGCCAATTAACACCGGATGGAATACGCCAGCGGATAGTATCGCCAGCTCTAAAAAGACTAGGAATCATTTCAACTCACCATTGATTGACATAACCCTTATTAGGCGTATGTCCTAATTTTAGACGTTGTTTTTTATCGGAATTAGTCGGATTTAAGAGCTTATTAGCAAACTTATCCCACATTGAACGACGATTATGCGTCTGATAGAGCCTTAATACACAAGAATAAGCATAAATAAGCTCATCCCATGCTTCATTGCGTGCGCCGCTTTTTAATTGCCAAACTCTTTCGTAAATTCTTCCCCTTTTATATTTCCTAACTTCTTTCTCTGCTGTTAATTCTTCAAAGTATTCTTCAGTGATTGTTGGGTAGAAATGCAAGTAGCCATCTCCCGGCTCGGCATCTCTTAACCTTCTATATAAATATGATTTTACCTTATTAACACCAATACTGTATAACTTAACGCTATTTTTTAACACCTTACCTTTAGAACCATATTCAACCTTATTCGGCTTGCCTAGCATGATGTCACCTTTTAATCGATCAACACCTTTTATCGGCATGACTCCCATTGCAACCCGATCTTTCGCCCATCGGTAGACTTCCTCTGTGTAATGTCCACCAGAGTCAATCGCCGCCGCTTGGATCTTTAATTCAACCCCGTCTTCATTCTTATAAGGCGTTGTCAATACATCATCTAATTGGTTCCATACGTCTTGACGGCCAATATTTCCATACAACACAATTCGGTCAATTAAATAAAGCTGTTCGGGTCGATCATAATTAAGAGACTCAACAGGAGCGCCAGCCCCCCAAACTGACAAACTCAAACGATCATCTTGAGTATCAATTCCAGCAACTAAACACAAAACTTCTCTAGGAGGAACGCCGCGTTTATATGTTTCTTTCGCTGCCCGTTCCATTAGTTGACTAGCTCCAACTTTCCTTTCAAATTCGTCTGTCCATAATTCACCCTCAACAGTATTTCTATAAGTCTTTATTTGTTCAATGTTTCCCTGACAAGAAAGCCACTCTTCTATTAACTGAGGCCATGAAGCATTAGGAGAATAACTATAAGCCGCCCAAATATGAAAACCGGCATGTTTTCCGTTTCCCTCTTCTGTCTTCCTCCATTCACCCCGTTCAACCATCCACCTTTTCTTTTCGTGAGGAATTAATACGCCGCAAGATTCACAAGCATATCTAGCTGTTAAAGGATCATCATCCGTCCAACTGAAATTTTCAAATTTCAAATATTGCATGTGACCGCAGTCTGGACAAGGACAAAAATAAAACCTTTTATCTGATTTCTCCCAAAGTTTTTCAACGGCTGAAAAGTCCTTATCAGTTGGCGTACTGCCTGCAACTATTTTTCTATTCCAATAAAAGTCTGTCCTTTTTACTCCTAGTTTTATGGGGTCGCCTTCAGAACCCGCACTACTTGGATAACCATCTACCTCGTCAAATAAAACTACTCTTCTACTAACCCTACGAAAACCACGTGGCGAGTTCGCACCGACCAAACCAAGTGTGCCTCCATGAAACTGTTTTGATAAAAGAGTGTTTGTTCCGTCCTTTGCTTTTGCATCACTTACCAAACCATTTAAACAAGGGGTGTCCCTAATCATTACCGCGATTTCTTCCTTTGAATAACCATTGCAATCGTCTAACGTCGGCTGAACCACCATGATCGGGCATGGGTCTTGATGGATGTGATAACCAATTAAATGATTAAGCATCTTTGTATATCCAACCCTTGCGCTTTTCATTACCGTTACCTGTTCAATCTCTGGGTCAGTCATTGCGTCCATAATTCCTACTTGATAAGGAATACTTTTCCAACGCCCACCCTCAGAACTTGATTCCAGTGATAAACGAGCATATCTAGAAGCCCATTCACTTAACGTTAATTTTTCCGGTGGTTTAAATGCCAATAACGCATCTTTTAAAATGTCGGTAGCGCTATTCATGCCGCCTCTACATTTTCAACTGCTAAATCTTCTAGCGTTTCTCTCACAATTTCATCTAATAAAGTCATAGCCCCTTTATCTAAATCAGGAATCCGTTGTTTCGCTTTTGTCGGTATCCCTAGCACCTTTGTCTTGGCAATTGTCACTAATTGAATCCACGCATTCTTTACCTCTTCACTAGGAACCAATAATTTCTCTCGTTCCTCAACATCTATTTCTGCCAGCCTTGCCATCATCGCCTCTCGTTTGGCCCTTGACTCGTTAAAACTCGGGACATCTTCTCCCTCTTTCTCTTTAGGCTTAAACGATTTATTCTTATCTCCCGTTGTGGGCTTCACTGTCCTGTCCCATAAAGCAAAAGCTTTTTCTTGTTGCAACCATTTCCGCCCATCTTGTTCTATTACTGCATCAAATAATCTTCCGTTTGCCATTGCCTTATGAACCGCTGGTTTTGATATTTTTTTAAGTCTGCTAAAATCTGCCGCCGTAATAAGCATTTAAAAACTGCCTTGCTATGCCTACATATTAAATAGAAAGTTAACCAAAAAGTTAACCAACCCACCTCTAGTGTTAACCAAGTTAACTATATATAGCGTTAGTGCCTAGAAAATTCCCGGGCGAGTGAATGACCA